TCCTCCCCGTTCCCCCGCGCATCTGGGCCCAGGGCTTCCAGCCCGCCTCCACCCGCCGCGACGCCCCCGAGGCCGGCACCACCGACCAGTCAGTCGCCGCCGAGTTCTTCAAGACCCTGCTCGACTCGGTGACCGCCGCCCACCTCCTCCACCTCCAGAGCCAGAGCTTCAGCCAGCACTCCGCCCTCGGGGACTTCTACTCCGAGCTCGAAGAACTTGCTGACGGCCTGATCGAGGCGTACCAGGGTAAGTACGGCATCGTCCGCAACTACCCCGAGGGCCCGTCGATGCCCCTGGCGGACCCCATCGCCTTCATCACCAAGCTCAGCGACTACGTCCGCTCCAAGCGCTACGCCGTCGCCACCGACAGCGAGCTCCAGAACGACATCGACTCGATCCAGACCCTGATCGACTCGACCCTCTACAAGCTCACCAACCTGCACTGATGGCCCTCACGCCCCGCCTGCTGATGGACGCTGCCGCCTCCGGCAGCAATCCGTGCTGGCAGGGCGACGCCGAAGGCGACGACGACGACGACGGCAAGAAGTACACCAAGGTCGTCACCAACCCCAAGACCGGCCGCAAGCGCCGCATCCGCTACGGGGCCAAGGGCTACACCATCGCCCCCGGGACCGACAAGGGCGACCGCTACTGCGCCCGCTCCTTCGGCGACATGAAATCCGAGGGCTACGACTGCTCCGGCGCTGAGAGGAACACCCCCCTGTGCCTGTCCCGTGCGAAATGGCGCTGCAGCGGCAAGACCAGCCGGCGCTCCGACGCCCTGACCCCCCTCACCGTCCTGGGCCTCGCCCACCTGGACGCCCCCGAGCCCGACAAGGGCAAGCCCTGCGGGAAGTCGTTCATACCGCGGAACGCGAAGTGTACAAAGGGTACGGGACTCCTCACTGCAGCCAACCTAAAGACCGTTGCTAAGGTCGCTCTCGGTGCGGGCTTAGTAGCTGGAGGTGTCGCCATCGCAAGAAAATGGAACGCGGGCGATGACCGCGGTCTCCAAGAAGCGCTCAACACAGGCAAGAAGTGGGATGTCTACGAGCAAAAGCGGATTGAGGACGCCCTAGACCCCGAGGTCGCTGAGCTACGAGCCCAGCGCCAAGCTCGCCAAGAACGTTTCTGCGGGAGGACCGATTCGGGAAAGACTCCAGCCGAGCGCAGTGACGCTTTCAAAGCCTGCGCTCGGCAAGTAGGAGAACAATCAGCTTACGGGCAGCTATACGTTCACCCGGACGGCAAGAGTCTGTTCAAAGTACCTACAGGCACTGCTAACGGAGCCATCACTCAACAAGAAGCGATCGACGCTTCCCGTAATGAGTTCAATCATTTACTTGCAGCTCGGCAAGCAGGCGTGACTGTACCTGCGCCTATCAGCATTCACTCCAGCACTGCCGTGCTAAGAATGGAGTATATCCCAGACAGCACAACCATCAGGACGTACAACAAGGCAAATCACCCACCCGTATCTCAGCACACCATTGCAAACTCACTGCTCGATGAAACCAGACGCATGCACAGAGCTGGAATAGTCCACAGCGACCTTCATCCTGGGAATATCTTAATCACACCATCGAAACAGCTACACATAATTGACTTCGGCCTAGCCCAATCACTCAAGTACTCAGACCGCACGGAAACCCTATCGGCACTAAAAGACGAACTAAGCACAGTCATAACGAGAGTCACGAGGATAAACAAGATTCCCGCCGATAAGTTTGAGATGCAAAACTGGCTAGACAACAAGCATACAAGTTTCCTCAATTCCCTGGAGCGTGGAACAACCACCAACAATGAACTAACTACGGGGATAGATAGTTGGTACAATGATTTGCGCAAGCTACTAAACTATAAATTACAAAACCCTAATACCATTATCCGCCTCAATACGGTTATCTGACACCGAATGAAGCACCCTCAGCTCACGCCGAAGATCGCTCTCGACGGCCGCTCCACCGCCTACTACCGCAGCCACCCCGAGGCCGCCGCCAAGAAGGTGCGCCACCAGGCTGGAATCAACGCTCGGCCCGAAGAACGCCGCAGGCGTGCCGCTCTCAACCGCGAACGGCGCCACCGCGGCATCGCCGGCAAGGGCGGTCCCGACGTCAGCCACACCACCTCGGGCCGCACCGTCCTCGAAGACCCTGCCACCAACCGAGCCCGCAACGGCCACGGCTCCCGCCCCCGCCTCAAGGCCGACAGCGTCTGGGCCCAGGGCTTCGCCCCCGAGACCGCTACAGCCCTTCTGTGATCGTCATCAACGACATCCCGTACAACTCCGCCAAATCGATCAATTTCGTAATCGTAATATCCACTTCCCCCGTCTCCAGCCTCGAATACGCCGCCTGACTGATACCCAGCTTCTCAGCCACATCAAACTGCGTATATTCCGCAGTAACCCTGAGATGCCGAATCCTCCTACACAGCGCGAGTGTCCTGTAAACAGCCACCGAGCCCGGCTCCCGAAATCCTGTCCCTCTGATCGTACCCGCTGAGCGCATAAAGGCAGCCGAGAAGAACATCTCCGGCCCTGTTTAATATGCGCTCATGGACACGTCAGTTCGGCGATTTGACTTCGCTCCCATCACACGGAGCGAGACCACCGCTGAGGGTTACCTCCGCGTCTGGTGCAAGGCCGCCCGCACGGGCACCCAGCTCTATCGCCGCGCTGACGGCTCCCAGGTACGCGAGTACCGCCCACCCGAAGAGGTGGGAAAACCCGAGGCACTCGCCACGTTCGGGATGACTCCGGTCACCTACGAACACCCCCCTGTTCTGCTCGATAGCGACAACACCAAGAAGTTTCAGGTCGGCTACTCCGGTAGCCAGGTCCGTTACAACGACGGTTTCGTCGAAGTCGCCCTCGTCATCACTGACAAGGACTCCATCGAACGCATCACCAAGGGGGATGCCCGCGAGGTCTCCGCTGGCTACAAGGTCGACTTCGACCCGACCCCGGGCATCACCCCCGAGGGCGAGTCGTACGACGGCGTCCAGCGCAACATCCGCGTCAACCACATCGCGGTGGTGCCCCGAGGCCGGGCTGGTCCCGAGGTGCGCCTACTGCTCGATCGGATGGATGCGGCCGACGCCGTAGCCGAACCCATCGACCACTCCCAGCCCAAGTCCCCGACCTCTCTCGTCATGGCAACGATCCACCTTGACGGCCTTGAGATGGAACTCCCCGCGGAAGCGGCCTCGGCGGTCCAGTCCCACGTTCGGGAACTGGGCAAGCAGATCAGCGCCCTCACCACTGAGCGCAACGACCTGTCCGCCAAGCTCGACTCGCTGACCGAGGAGTTCCACGCCCTCTCCGAAGAAAAGGAGATGGCCGAAGGCCGTGCCGACGCTCTTGAAGAGCGCCTCTCCGAGCTCGATGAAGGTGCCGAAGGCACCGCCGCCCGCATCGACACCGCCGAGCTGGACCGCCTCGTGTCCGCCCGCCTGCACACCCTCCAAACCCTGGCTCCCGCCTTCGCCGAGGACTTCCACTTCGACGGCGTCGACGAGCTGACCCTCTACACCGAAGCCTTCAAGAACCTCACCGGCTCCGCCCCGCGTGAGGACGCCGAACCCGCCTACATCCAGGGCGTGGTCGAGGGCATCCTCGCCGCCCGCGCCGATGAGGACCCCGAGGACGGTGATGACGACGAAGACGGTGATGAGGAAGGCGCCGAAGGCGTCAACCAGGACGCCGCCGACTCCACCCTTCCGCTGCGCCGGGCCCTGCAAGGCACGCCCCGCGTCGACTCCGACCCCGTGAGCTCCTACCGAGCCCGCCAGTCGGAGGCATGGAAGCGCCCCCTCACCGCCACCAAAGGAGCCTGACCCATGTCCGCAACTTTCACCGCCACCACCGTCTCGAATCCGGCCGGCGTGCAGGGAACCTATTCCCAGCGCCTCGTCGTCGGTCACGAGGGCATGATCGCCGACCTGCAGGCGTACGTGACCCGCAGCTACCGCAACCAGTCCGGCGCCGCCCTGCCCTTCGGGGTCCTGGCGATGACCGACAACAACCCCACCAGCAACGACCCCTACGCGATCGAGATCGCCACGGGCGCCTCGGGCATCGTGGGCCTGGTCGTCGACACCCTCACCAATGAGGGCACCAACCTCGGCACCAACACCTACACCCCCAACCCCACCCCCTTCTACAGCGACGGTCGCCCCGGCTACGCCGACGGCCAGACCGTCAACATCCTGTCGAAAGGCGTCGTCTGGGTGTACACCACCGAGGCCGTCGCCCTCGGGGACGCCGTCCGTTTCTGGGATACCGCCTACAGCGGCACGGTGACCGGCGCCCTGCTGGGTCGCTTCTGCAAGACCGCCTCCGGCACCCGCACCACCGCCATCACGGCTGGTGCCCGCTGGCTCTCCGAGACCTCGGCCGCCGGCCTGGTCCTGCTGGAGATCGACCTGCCGGCAGCCACCTTCACCGCCGACACCTGATTCGGACCCTCCCATGACTGACACCCGTCTCGACAACAACGTCGGCGTCTTTCTCGCCAGGGAGCTGGAGACCATCCTCCAGCGCACCTTCGAGGTCGAATACGCCGACATCAAGTACAGCTCGATCATCCCCATCTCCACCGAGGTCGGGAACGGAGCCAGCTCCTTCACCTACCGAGTCTTCGACAAGCAAGGCTCGATGAAGGTGATCAGCGACAAAGCCCAGGATCTGCCCCGGGCCGACGTCCTCCGCAAGGAAGTGACCCACCCGGTCCGCTCCCTTGGCGGCTCCTTCGCCTACACCGTCCAGGAGACCCGCGCCGCCGCCATGGTGCCGGGCATGAACCTGGAGCAGCGCCGGGCCAACGCCGTCCGCCGCGCCTACGAGGAGAAGGTCCAGGAGATCGCCTACTTCGGCGATGCCGCCTCCGGCATGAAGGGCTTCTTCAACAACGACCAAGTCGACAAGCTCGTCCCGAGCGTGTGGTTTGACACCGCCACCACCGACGAGATGCTGGAGCTCCTGAACGAAGGCCCCACCCGCCTCGTGCAGAACTCCAACATGAAGGAGATGCCCGACACGATGCTGGTGCCCTACAACGTGTACCGCATCATCTCCACCCGTCCGCGCTCTACCACGTCGGACACCACGGTGATGGAGTTCTTCCTCCGCACCAACCCGATGATCACCTCCATCGAGCCCATCAACGAGCTCGAAGCAACCAAGTCCTTCTCCTACCTGTCGAAGGACCGGATCATCTGCTACAACCGCAACCCCGACAAGTTGCAGCTCCACATCCCGCAGCCCCTGGAGTTCTTCCCTCCCCAACTGCGTGGTCTGGAGTACGTCGTGCCGGCACACAGCCGCATCGGCGGCATGGCCCTCTACTACCCGAAGAGCACCATCGTGCTGGAGAAGGCGTGATTCCTCGTTGAATCACGCAACCAGCTTCAGAATGGGTCGGCATCCCTTCTTCACCTGATCATGATCCTCGTCTACCGCCCCGAGCTTGAAAACCCCCCGATGGACAAGGAGTGTTCCATCGGCTTCTCCTTCATCAAGGGAGACGGAAACTCCGAGAACGTCACGGTCACCTCCGGTGTCAACCGTGATTTCTCCCTGGATGTTTGGGACAAGATCAAGGGCTACGACGTCGTTCAGCGGCTCCTCAGCCTCGGTGCGCTCCGCATCGAAGAGGACACCGAAACCACCGCCGCTCCCCCCGAGGACGAACCTGCAGCCGCCACCTCCAGCGACACGCTGCAGTCCTTCGACCTCACCCGGGCCCTGCGCCTGATCGAGGACTCCTTCGACCAGGAGCAACTGGCCCGCTGGGATGCCAAGGAGCAGCGGATCCGCGTGAAGAACGCCATCGCCCGCCGCCTCTCTGAACTCCAGGGAGGCAAGGGCTGATGGCCGTCCCGTCCACCACTGAGTTCCTCGTCCGCTTCCCCGAGTTCGGCGAGCAGACCACTTCCGTGGTGGACGGCGCTCTGGCTGAAGCGGGCCGCGTCACCCCCGAGGCCGTGTGGGGCACCCTCCACACCGACGGCATCGGCTACCTGGCCGCCCACCTCCTGGCCGGTCGCTCCATGCAGATCGGCATCCAGGTGGGCTCGCCCTCGGGCAATCCGAGCGGCCAGCAGCTCAACGCCACCCTCTACGGGCAGGAGTACCTGCGACTGCGGGACAGCCTGCCCCTCTGCGGTTTCGCGATCTGACCATGCCCGTCTCCGCGCAGACCATCGCCGCCTACGCCCCCTGGGGCAACGCCCAGCTCACCTTCAAGGTGGGCAGCGGCGAGACGACGGTGGACGAGGCGACGGGCAACACGGTCCCGCTCACCCTGGAGCTCAGCTACCTGGCGAGCCTGCGGATCAGCGGGCCTGGCTGGACAGGCAAACCCGGCTCCGACGAGACGGTCTACCCCTGCACCGGCCGCCTGCTCTCCCCCGACCGGCTGGACAAGCGCATCACCAACGGCAGCCAGGCCGAAGCCCTCGTCAACGGCTACCGCGGCCGTTTCGAGCTGGTCTTCGACCTGGCCATGAACCGTGAGGCGTACCGGGACATCCGGCAGTCCATCAACGGCACCTTCCGCGTCATCGGAGGACCCGGCTGATGGCCCGCCCCCGCCGCCACCGCACCGTCCAGGAGGCCATCGAGGCCGCTGTTCCCGCCGCCATGCGGGACCTCAGCCTCCACCTCGACGCCCGTTTCACCGAGGAAATCTCCTCAGTGAAGTGGGACTACCCCACTCCTCCCCGAGTGCGGGACATCGTCGACACCGGCCGCCTCCGCGCCAGCCAGACCCGTTCCATCAACCCGGACGGCTCCTTCTCCTTCACCTGGCCAGTGGAGTACGCCGCCCAGGTCCACGAGGGCGGTGTCAGCACGGAGGGCCTCCGCTTCCCGGGCCGCCCCTGGACCGCAGCCCCCACCGCCGAACTCCCTCAGGTCTTCGGGGAGCTAATGGCGGCGGAAATGAAGAGGCAGGAGCAATGACCGTCTCCACGGCCTGTCCGCCCCTCCTCTGGCTGCGGCGCACGATCGAGACCCACATCCTCGATCTCTTCGAGGCCGACGGCACCACGCTCAAAGCCTTGAGCGCCTGGCCCGGCTACTACCTCCTCCCCAACGCCACCAAGATCCCCGCGGTCTACGTGGTGGGGGAGGACATGGTCCCCTCCAGCTGGAAGGTGGTGGGCATCGAAACCACGATCGACGACGTCCCCGTAGACATCATCGACCTCCGCACCCAGGGCGCCCTCGCCCAGGTGGAGGTGTGGGCGGTGCGCTTCACCAACTACGGGGCCACCGAGGGCGTGACGATGCCCAGCACCCTGCGGGACATCCGCCGCCGCCTGGCCCGGGCCTTCCCCCGCGACCAGGCCACCTACATGCCTCGCACCGAGGCGACCTTCGAAGCCATCACGGCCCGCATCAGTGGCGCCGTTCTGAACCCCCCGATCCCCTGAGGAACCCACCATGGCCGACTACGCCATCGGGCTGTCATTCCACAAGGCGAACCGCACCCTGGTCCGCGCTGTCCCCCTGACTGCCCCCTGCCGCTACTTCGCCAGCCGCGCAAGCGACGGCACCATCACCCTGCCCACCCTCGATGCGGGTTTCTCCTACATCGAGATGCAGGGCATCACCCAGACCTCCTTCCGCATCAACGATCAGAACCAGGACTTCCGTCTCCTGGGCGATGACGGCTGGACGGACTCGGTGATCACCGGCTCTTCCGTGCAAGCCTCCTGCTCGGCCTACTTCCTGAAGGACGCCGAAATCCCCGCCGGCCAGGTCTGCCCCAGCTTCCGCGGCAACTACGACGAGGGCTTCAACCTCATCCAACGCGCCCGCTACGACAAGGAGTTCGAGGTCTACTTTGAGTTCCTCAAGGACCTGGGCCAAGCCAACGGCACCAGCGGCAACTACATCTACGACTTCACCGGCTTCAACGCAGTTCTCCAGAACTATCAGGAGCAGATGAATGCGCAGGGCCTCACCGAGATCAGCTTCGACCTGATGTCCCGGGGCAAGCCGATCTTCGGCCGCTACGACGCCGGCGCGAGCCGCATCGCCTTCGGCTCGGTCCAGTCCACCCTGCTGACCACCGCAGCCAGCAGCGGCACCCGCCGCTACGCCACGGTCCCGGCCAACAACGCCGGCTCCATCGTGGTCAGCGCCGACCTGACCGTCACCTACACCAGCGACGGCACCACCGCCCTGACCCAGCTGGCCCTCGGCCAAACCGACGGCAGCGGCTTCGCCCTGTACAACGACTCCACCGGAGCCCGCGTCACGGCCGCCGTCTCCCTGGCCAGCAACGTGGTCACCATCAACCCGGCCTCCGACCTGTCCGCCGCCACCATCTACAAGCTGGTGGTCACCGACGGCGCCATCACCCAGGCCGTCGACCCCAGCACCGGCTCCGCCTCCAGCTCCGGCGTCAAGCGCCCCCTCCAGGGCTTCTCGACCGTCTTCCGCACTGCCTGAAGCTGACCGGTTCCTGAACAGGTGACGCTACGACCACCACACTTCTCCCCCGAGGCCGCCAACCTCGGGGGTTTTTCATGCCCTCCCCATGTCCCAGGACCTCTTCACTGACGCCATCAACCACGTCACCGCCATCGACTGCCGCCTGGAACGCGAAAGCATCCACGTCGGCGCCATCTATATCGAGTCAGACACACCATGCGAAAAGATCCGCATCAGCAACGGAGAGAAAGCCGTTTATATCCACATCCCACCAGATCTCCTGCACAAGCCAGACCCCTACATCGGCTGGAACCTACGCTTCGACATCACCCCCGAGGACGAAGGGCTAGTGGCCCAGCCCCTTCCAGCTGAGCCGCCTGCTGAACCCTCAGACCCCGCCCCATCTTATCCGCTGAGCGAATAGCCACGCTAGATTTGAGATCACACTCAACGCTCCCCCATGAGCAAGTACACCGGCCTGCTCTTCCCGGTCGATCAGTACCACCAGATCGGTCCATTTCGTTTTCCGGTGTACAACGACCTCGTTCCCGGTGAAGCACGGGACATCGAGTCCATCATGAAAGAACAATCGCGTTCTTTCTACAAGTCGCTGAAGCTCGCTCAGCGCATCGCCAAGGACAAGAAGATCCCTGTCAAGGCGGCAATGGACCTGCTCGCCACCCTGGACACTGAGAAAGGCCAGCAGCTCGTCCTCGACTACGCCGACGACCTCGAAGCCCTCACGGAGAACACCCTCGGGGAGACCGAGCAGCAGATCAAGTTCGTCACCGTCCTGATGCGCTACCGCGGCCAGGTCCAGGACGCCTCCAGCACCTGGAACCCCACCACCGACTGGGCCGAGGAGGATACCCTCTTGATCCCCAAGAAGATCCTCGCCGCCATCTTCCAGTTCATCTTCTGGGAGCGTGACGGCTGGCCGAAGGAGGGAAACGACCAGGCGGCTCCAGCGCAGAGCCCAGCATTGACGAGCTGATCGAGACCTGCGAGCGCCACCTCCGCGCCCCCGAGATCGACTGGGAGACGGCCTACCTCCGCCTGCGCCTCACCCCAGTCGGCAGCGACTTCCCCCGAGACCGGTTCCTGCGCACGCCCTGCCGCACGATCTGGGAGATGCTCGCCTTCATCGACCACTACGAGCAGGGCGTCACCAACTCCAACTCGATCACCATGGCCCGAGTGGCGGACTTCGTCCTCCAGGGCCTGCACATCTTCAGCCACAACCCGCCGCCCAAGAGCCGCCCCTGGGACTTCCTTCCCTACCCGGAATGGCAGCCCGAAGGCAGCAACACCGACGGCCCCTCCGAGTCGACGAAGTTCGTCCTCGGGAAGCTGCTGCGGGAAGGCCGCATCCCCTTCCACGTCTTCGTGGCGCTGAACAGCCCCCGAGAGCGGTCCAGCTAGTATCCGCATAACGAATAGGCCCAGGCTGTGGCGGACTACACGATCAGGATTGAAGCCGATACACGCGAGTCAGAAGACAAGGTAGATCGCCTTGACCAGAAGTTAAATGAGGTAGAAAGGCCAAGAAAGATTGATATTCACCTGCCCACACTGCAGGAGTCCATCGGTGGCGTCAAGGCGCTAGGAGACGCGCTTAAAACGACGTGGAATGTAGCTCGGATGATTCCGGGCAGCCCAATCAACGATTTGCTTGATGTCGGCAAGACCATCGGTGATGTCACGCTACAAGTAGCTCAGAAAACAGCCCAGGCCGCTGTTCTCATCAGCAAGGCAACACCCACAACTATCCTCAGCAACTCGTTCAGTGCTGCCTCCGAGGGCGCTCTTGTTCTTTCCAAGAACATCGCCTCTCTCGGCTACCAAGTCTTCGGCATCACCCAATCCGTCAACATCCTCAAGTCCGCCTTTGGCGGGATGTTTGACGAGACGATCGGTCGTGAGATCCGCCTGCAGGAATCCCTGCTGCGCACCAAGACCACCCTGGTCTCGACGGCCGACGTCGCCGTCAACGGCAAGCGGCTCACCGATCCCTTCGAGGCAATCCTCAAGCTCGAAAAGCCGATCGAGAAAACGATCAGCAACATCCGACTCCGCTCGCTAGACATCGCCGGAACCACCTCCGAGGCGATCGTCCAGACCTTCGGGGTCGTCGCCTCTCAGATCGGCTCTATTGGCGGCTCCATCAAGGACGCCGAAGACCTCTCGATGAGTTTTGCCGGCGCCCTCGGAACTTTGGGTCTGTCGGACCCGATGTACGCCAGCCAGGAGATCCGCTCGATTCTGACCGGCAATATCGACCAGAACTCCATGCTGGCCCGCTCCCTGGGTCTCACCAATGAGGAAGTCGAGAAGGCAAAGAAGTCTGCCGATGGCCTAGTCGCGTACCTGCAGAAGCGCCTCGAAGCCTTCACCGCGGGACAATCCCTAGCCGCCAAGGGCTTTGGTGGCATCATCTCCAACATCCAGGAGGTACAGCAAGAGCTGTCCCGCGTCTTCGGCAAGCCGTTTCTCCAGCCTCTCCTCGACGGATTGACGAAGGTCTACGAGCGCCTCCAGATCATCGTCAACCCGCTGAAGAAAACCCGCAGCGGTGAGCCCATCCAAGGCCCGCTCATGGGCATCGTTGAAGCCGCCGGTCGCACAGGAAATGCCGTCGTCAGTGGCGTGGCCGGCGCAGCCATGCAGGCCCCGAGCCTGTCCAAGTTCTCTCAGCGAGCGCAATACGGTCTCGCAGAAAACGTTGAGAAGGGAGCGGCCCAACTCTTCCTGAAGGTGCAGACAGCAATCGACAAGATCCGTCCTCAGATTGCCCTGCTCACGGATCAAGCAGTCAAAGCAGCGGCCATGATCCTCAAGGGTCTGGGCCAGCTTGCTGTTGGCCTAGCCCAGTTCAAGTTCGAGAACCTGCGCTACATGATGGCCGGGTGGATCGGCCTCGCAAACATTCTAAACAACACAGTCATTCCAGCGATCAGCGTAATCCTTGATCTCTACGGAAAACTCCTTGCGCATCCCCTGTTCCAAGGATTGGCTCAATTTGTCTCTCAGTGGCAAGCTCTGGAGAAGATCGGCATTCTGCCGGCGGCAAGGGGTCTGCAATCCTTCCTGACTGCGCTCGGGAGCGTAATCGCATTCGTGAGAGTAATTCCCGCAGCATTCAAAGTTGTTGGTGACGTGTTCAACGTCGTGCTGGACAAGATTGCCGCTGGTGTTTCCAGCATCAGCACAGCGGCCGGCACAGTCGGTATCGCAATCGCTCAGGGACTCACAATCGCCACTGAAGCCTTCCTGAGTCTTGTCGGCATCGTCTCGGGCGTGCTGTCCGGGGCATTCACCTCCCTAAGCGCCATCATCGCTCGTTCATACCCTCAGTACACCGAGCTCGCAGCACTAATTTCTAATATAGGCAGGGCATTTACAAGAGTAGGCACCGCGTCTGAACAATCCGGGGTAGCTGTTACGAACTTCTCTACTAACACCCAAGTACAGCTTGCCGAACTCCAAGCAAGTGCCGAGGTCGTACGCGAGAGATTCGCTGCAATCGGCGCATCCGCTCAGCAGAATCTCGGCAAAGCGGCTGGTGCAGCGGGTGGCTTTGCTAAAGGCATCATAGGCAGCATTGCGTCTTTCTTCATCTGGCAGTTCGCCATCATGGCGATCATCACGACAGTGTTTGATCAGATGCAGAAATACAACGCTCGCCAGGAAGAGATCGCCAATAAGACCCGCGCCGAACTCGCCGTCCGCCGCCTGAGCTCGGCCTATAAAGACCTAGGGGAAAACGCCAGCCTCGCAGCCAGAAAAGCAAAAGAGCTTGAAGAGAGCATCGTCAACAACCGCTACGAAGATGTCTCAAAGAAAGTAGAAGAACTCTCTAAGAAAATTCGAGATTACAAAGACTACGCCGGTCAGCAAAAACAGTTCAGGTTCGACTTCCGCAGCCTAGTTGATCCAAGTCTATGGAAAACCAGTGCGGAGATCTCGGCGGCGATGACGCCAGAAGATCGGGCACGGCAGAAGCGAGGTGAATACGTCTCAACCAATGCAATCGCCGCTCGAATCGAGCAGCGAAAACTGGAAGCAGAGCGATACAAACTCGCTCAGGAAGCGCAGAAACTACTTCAGGTTAAAGAAAAAGCTGAAGCTACCAAAAAATCCACCGAGGACGTCCAAATCCTCGCCAAGGAACGCAAGGACCTCGAAAAAACCATCGCCGACTACCGCAAGGCCCTCAACAAGGAAATCACCGATAACGAGTTCAACGCCCGCCAAGAACGCCTCCAGATCGAGCAGACGGCCCGTGAGGCCCAACGGTCCGCGGACGCCGCTCAGATGGCTCGCGACATGGAGCGCAACCTCGCCGGCGTGACCGGTGTCCGCCGCCAGGTCGCCGAAGTCCTCAACACCTACCAGAAACGCCTCTTCGACGCCCAGACCGAAAGCCAGCGCCGCCAATTCGAGTTTGCCCGCACTCGGGAAAAGTTTGAGAAGAACCTCGCCGACTACAAGCTCAAGCTGGAAGAGCAGACAGCCAAGCTCCGGCAGCGAATGACGGACTACAGCGCAAAAGTGACGAAGTGGGAAAACGAAGAGCGACTGAAGACATCACGCAGGATCCTAGAAGATGCCATCAAAGCCGGGACAGCACTCACAGGAAGATACACACTACTCCCTGAGGATCGCAGCAAGTTTCTCCAAGAAGCATCTGACAGGGGACTTTCCGCTGAACGAGTTTTGGCGACAGCTATGGTACTTGATCCGAAAAGGCACGGGATTAAATCAGACATGAGTCCCGGCGAACTAATGGAGTGGATGAAAAGCACCTTTACACCTGAGAGCTATAGTAATATGCAATCATCCAAGAATCCATCAGTAGAGCAACATAGAGCCGCGGCCGCTCCCTATCTCATCGGAAATACCTATACAGGAGGAGTAGCACAAAGCACCCTAGGCTCATATGTACTTAATAAAGCCGCCGAAGAACTGCAAACAAACCAATTCAAGAAACTGACCCCGAGCGAGCCACCCAAGGCGCCCGGTATTACGGACCTTCTCAACGCAAATAACGAAGCTACAAAATCCTACGATAAACAGCAGCAAGCGACTCTTGCAGCTACGGAAGCCCTAAACAAGCTGAGAGACACGCTCGACCAGAAAAATGCTATAGAGGAAAAACTAGCAGGCTTGCAGAACATATTCTTGTCAGGCAAAGTAGATATTACACAGCTCCAAAGCGATGTGAGAAAAGCGGAAGCAGCCTATGCGCAGGGCAACCAAGACATAGCCCAAGGCAGAACCGAGTCAGACCCTAGAAATGCAATCCTAACCGCTACCAGAGAACAGATAAGGCTGGTGATTTCACAGCTATTTAAGCAAGGGGAACTTTCAGAAGGGAAAAACATTACCCAAAAGTCTTATACCGACGAAACTCTCGCAGCGTTTGACCAATACGTACAACTCAGAGGCAAGGATCTAGACAAAGTCAACAAAGCGAGCACATATTCTCTCAGCAGAGTCTTTATGGCCGCCGTACTAAGCGCAGTATCTCAAATAGATGCGATTCCACAGCAACAGCGCTTGTCGGGCCTAGCCGAAGCAACAAAGTTTCAGGCCGAGCTGAAGAATTTACCTTCTAAGATCGAAGAAGAGTTAATCACCGGTGTTGAAAAAATCAAGCAGTCTCTCCTCCCCGACGACCCCGTCCAGCGCCGCCTCTTCCAGGTCAACAGCGCCCTGGAACAGCGCCGCCGCTCCCCCGAGCTCGCGGAAGCCTTCAAGCAACCCGAGACCGTCGCCGCTTTCGATCGACTCGCCGAAGCCTCCCGCCTGGCCGCGACACAGCTCGGCCAGTTTGATCAAGCCGTGGAGACTCTGGTCACCAAGATCGCTCTGATCAAGGACGCTGCCGCCACCATCACCGACAGCCTCAAGACCTCCTTCAAAGACCTCCTCAACGGCAAGATCAACGGCTTCGAGGCCCTCGTCACCACGATGCGCGAGAAGCTCACCACCGCCTTCGCGGACTGGGCCTTCGCCCCCATCCAAGCGGCGATGGAAGAGCAGCTCCGCAAGATCTTCAAGACCGACAGCGAAGCCCAGAAACTCGCCGACCTACAGAAGACCTACACCCAGCAGTTCGAGACAGCGGTCAAGAACTTCTACACCGCCGTCGACAAGTTCACCGGCGGCCCCGGCTCCGCCCCGCCTGCGGCGCCCGGCACACCTACTCCCGCCCCGGCAC